TGTGTCCAGGATTGCTGATGCAAAAAACTAGAAACCCTCCTCGCAGAGCCTGTTCCAGGCGTAGAGGATAAGATTCTTCTTTCCCGCTACGACTGGACGACTGTGAGGAGGGATATCTTTGATAACCATTGTGGAGATACGGCTTTGGAGTATAAGGGACGATTTCGTCGTTTCCAGACTCCTCCAAAACCTATGTTCTATGATCGTGATCTTGCGTCTCTCATTCCTGAATCAAATATAACTTATGCTCCTGCGGATTTGTCACAAATTCCGTTTTATAAAGGCTTAGCGAAGTTTGGGAAGACAGCTCCCAAACAGTTTAATCGCAAAGCGTTCGATATAGCTGTTAAAATGATGCGAAAACATTTTAGACTCTGTAAAGGTGCCAGGCTTACTGGTATGGATGAAATACTCCAAACTGTTAGGCTTGACACCTCTCCAGGTCCTGCACTGAAGGTTCTTTATAATACGAAGGGCGATGCGTTGTCAGACGCAAAGTTCTTTAAATTGTATGAGGAATTTGAAGAGGGAATGTTAAAGACTGGTGGCGTAAATTCTTATTGGGGTGCGTGCTCTAAACAAGAATTAAGACTGAAAGAAAAGGTACGAGATGGTAAGACGAGAGTCTTTATGTCTGGTTCCTTATTCTTCTATCTTTTTTCTTCGAAATATTGTATGGATTTCAACGAACGATTTTATGAATCAGTTTTTAAAAATTCCTCATGTGTAGGTATGTCTAAGTTTTCTGGAGGATTTCATTGTGTTTATAGTGATTTGCTCAATCCGGAGAATTGTGGTTCACTTGATGCTAGTGGTTGGGATACCTGTATGTTTAACGAGATGATGTGGGCAATTGCTAATTTTCGTCGAGATTGTTTTTTGAACAATAAGAATAGCGACATTAATATAGCACTTGCAAACATCTATCGTCAGATTACGGGTAGCTTGATCATGACACCATTAGGTGAAGTTTGCTCGAAAGAGCAGGGCAATCCTTCGGGTAGTCCAAATACTATTGTTGATAATACTTTA